CTTTTTCGGTAAATAGCCATCTGTAAAACTGAAATGTTTTCTTATTTTTATTATAAATAGGTCTTTTTGCATTACCTTCATTTTTTTAGTATGTATTATTTTTTGTCTTTTTATCGCATCTTTATCCTGTAAATATTTTTGTATAGTTGCGTGAGTTTTACTTTCTCTAAACTTTTCAATATAATTGCTGTTATACAGTCTATTCACAAACGTATCGTCGTAATCATATTGTATATAAAAATTATAATCCCATTTCTTACCTCGTTTTTCAATCTTATATATAGATTGTGACAACCAATAATCAAATGGTTTAAATGGCTCATAATCAAAATCTTCACAGCATATAACCTCTAATTTGTAATGACTTGATAATATTTTTGTCTTTTGTCTATTATAATATTTTACGATTTTATTACGTAGTTCATTTTTGCTTTGTATTAATGGATAACGGACGATAGCAGTTAATATTTTATTACCAGTCATCATAAATAAGTTTTCATTTAAATCATTCAACGTTTTTATTAAATATTTTTTTAATCCATCACAATTATGGAAACTACAATTGCTTTCAACAAATGCGAAATAAATAATAAATGATTGGTATAAATATTCGTTATTTAATTTTTCTCCAATTATTTCAGACATATTTTTAAATATAGTTACTATATGACTATTCTTAAAAAATGTTTAAACTTATTCTATAATTAATTAAATACATAATTACCAGCACAATCTTGTATAAGTAATTCATTTTGTTTCCAAATAATTTTTTTGTCTCTTAACGATATAAACTTATTAATATCTTTTTTAAGTTTAATTGTAAAAAGCGTCCAAGAAGATTGTGTTTCCGCATCTTCTAAATATTCTTTTGAAAATAAATACCAGTCAGCAAAGTATTTAACTTCTTTTATAAACGGAAAGGTAGGGCGTTGTAACATAATAATTTGATTTTGTAATGCTAATGGGAGTGAAGCCAAATCCATATATAAAGACAAATATTTTATATCTTTAATTAAAATTAAGCAACAAATGTTCCAAGTGCCGCACCAGCAGACGCAGGATTCATTCCACCACCGACATAGACTATACCAGCCTCACCTGCCCGTTTCAATACGTCCTGTCCTATTTTTGTTACCTGTTTCTGTGCCTTTTTACGCTTTTTATTTGTGGCTTTCTTCTTCATACCTAAACGCTTCACTTCCGCTACATTACCAGCCTTCTTTGCTACTTTTTGCTTGGCTTTCTGCCGACGTTTCCGTCTCACAAGATGACCCCGTTTATCAACGTCCCGAATACCTTTACCAATCGTATCAAAAATTGTCATTTTATAAAATAAAACAATATTATTTTATTCTTCTATTTCAAATTGTAGTTCATTAAAATTACGATAGAACTTAAAATCTGCTCCTTCTCGCAAACTTGCGTCAATAAGCAAAAAATCAAACCGAGTTTTGAAAGCAGCATCAAATATTTCTTCTGCCTCTTTCTTTGGTAATAACATATATTCTTCTTGGATAGCAGTTTTTTCTTTATTTGTCTTTGGGCGAAACAAAACAATCATATTTGCATTTGACCGCAGACTTGGTGCGGCATCAGTTACTTTGTGTGTAATAATCCAAACAGAAAGATTTTTGTGCCGCCGATTCTTAATAGTTTGATTAAGGATTTTTTCATTTTCTTTGCTTCGTAATTGTGATGATACATCGTCTAATATAAGCAAATTGTGTTTATCTTCTTCCACAGCATCTTCTCCAATCTCTTCAAGTAGTTCAAATACTTCGTAATTTAATTCCTCAAACTTTTGGTTATCTGCTATTTTTGCTAATGGTGATTTTTTAATTGTAGCAGCAGACGGACTAACAAAAATGACTTTGTTAAACATATTCCTATAACTCAATTTATATTTGCCGTCTTTTGTTGAGTTTTTGGACTTTAATAGATTAACTAATAAGTTCGTTTTTCCACTACCCGATGCTCCCGAGATTAGCATAAAATGGCTCGTATTCATAAGTGGTGGTGCGATTGATTTCCCTTGCTTATCTTTAATACGTTTATCACATTCCATATTAACTTTCTGTATTTGTAAGTTCTTATTTTCTATCTCTTTAATTTTCATTTATACTAACAAAATATATTTGTTTTTACCGATTAATTTCAATACCACTTTTCACAGCAAACCTATATAATTCACTCTGTTTCATTCCAGAGTATCCACCTATACCAGCCTCACGCATTTCTTTTTTAATCTCTTTCATAGATTTAGTGTTTCTTCTTATTTGTCTTTCTTTTTGTGTAGCACGTGGTGCAAAATCGCTCTCTTCTCCACTTGTCAAATCCATAAAACCAACCTTCTTTCGGGCAGGAACTCCAACTTCTGTTCCCGAAGTAAGTCCTTCAAAATCACTAACATCTGTTGGTGAAAATGCTGTGTCGGTTGTCATTTCAGGTTCAGTCAATCTTCCACCCCCAGCCCCAGCCTTTTCCATTATAACAGATTCCGTTTCGCTTGGTGGTTCAGCAACAACTGGCGTAATACTTGGCTCAATACTTGGTGGTTCAACAAGAGCGGTTGTCGTTTTTGGATAAGCAACTCTCTGTTTAAATGCTGTTTGTGCTTCCTGTCTATACGCTGTGAAATCACCACGTAATCTTTTCAATTCAGCAGTATTGACATCGTTGTAATTACGTAAGACAGATTCAACTGCTTTTTGAACGCTTGGTTGTTTTGGTTGATTATTGATAACAGATGGGAAGGGAGGGTAATACAAAGGTATTTCATAAGGTCGTGGATTACGAGCGACATCTAAAACTGACCGCATTTTTGGTTTAGTCTTTTTTCTCTTTTTTTTCTTTTTAGGTTTCTTCAAATCTCCAAGAACAATTTTAACTACTTGTGTCACACGCTGATTTTGACTTATCTTCTTCACCATTTACTATATGTGTAGATAAATTATCTTTTAAAGTCACGGTTTCATTTCTTACTATAAGAGGTGGAACTCGGGCATCTTCTAATTTTTTGTTCTCGCATTCTACCATATATTGAAGAACCTCATCATCAAAACCACTAAACTTTTCCTTGTAATCTTGTAGGGAAATAAAATTAGGGTCTAACCGATTCATATCAATATCTACATCTTCTTTTTGTTGAAACTCACAAAATTGTTTAACAAAAAGAGAGATTTCATCTTGCGTCCAGTCCCGTCCATCTTCATAGACAGTTTCATTAATAATCTTATCCACATTATTATTAAGTGTTTCCAAATCTTTCTCATTCTCTATTTTAGTAATATTTTCCATTTTTTTTTCTTTTGTAATTATATAGTATGCCTACAAAAAAAAAAGTAGTAAGAAAACCAATTGAAAAGTTGAGCGAAAGAGAACAGATTGAAGTAATTGAAGACAGTTCTTCAAGTGATGAAGATTTTGATGAAATCCCACCACCAACGCCAGTTCCAACTGGTGTAGTTGAAGTAGCACCCGCAAAAGTGAAGAAACCTCCCAGCGAAAAGCAACTCGCTCATTATAAGAAAATGCGTGAGAGAGCAGCAGAAAAACGTAAAGCAAAATCCACAGAAGCAAAAGTAGCGATTGATAATGCAATAAATGAAATGGATATTTCAACTCACCCAGTAAAGGCTAAACCAATAGTTGAAGAAGACCCTGACGATAAGCCTGTGACAAAAAAGGAATGGAAAGAATATCTTGCCTCACAAAAAGAAAAAGCACCAGCACAAGAACCAGCACCAGCACCAGTTGTAAAGCCAAAGAGAAAATATACTAAAAGGGTTAAAAAAGAACCAGCCGCACCAACTGGCGTAACCCAATCTCCCACCCCTGTTAAAAATCCAATTGTATCACAATCGTCTATGATGTTTGTATAAAATATTCAACTAATATAAAATGACAAATAAACTCTTCATATTAGTAATGTATTCTAACTACGAGCGAACCCGTATAGCCTATGCTGGATTGTTCCCGACAAAACAAGAAATCTTAAAGCGTATTCCTATATTAAATTACAACGACTTAATCTTTAAGAAAAAAAAATATAAATCTTGTAAGGCGTTGTTTGACTGCATTGAAGTGCCGATGGAATATAAACTTATATTTAATTCTTACCATTTAACAAGTGATAAAAAATGTCAATTATATAATTAATGTAGGCGGTTTGATGTTTGATACATCATATTCGCTTAATAATATATTAACTCCCGTTCCCCGATTTTGTGATATTGTGCGGAGCATATCGTAAGACCCTTTTTCATTAGCATATTGAATTACTGCTTTAATTATCAAGCCTTCATTTAAGTTTAAAACTACTTTATGTTTTAAATATGAAGCGATTGAAGACTTGGTAAGATTCGTCCCATCTTTGCGAGAATAAAGTTTAACAATATCATCATTACCCAGCAACTCTTTAACAAATTGATAAAACTTTTTATTTTGTATAATATTTTCTTTAACTCCATATTTTTTAGAAGTCTTATAAACATTTCTAATAAATAAAACATTCTTGCCGTCAATAACAAGATGGTTTCTATCTTTATCGTAATCGCTTTTTTTAGATGCGTGTAAGTCAGCCAACGCTATATCCATATTTCTTGTATTACAATAAAACATAATGTAACTGGTAATATACGTAACGGGGTCAGTTTCCTTTTTAATTGCTGATTCAATATTTAAGTATGTAGGTAAAGTCTGTTTAAGATTAATATTTTTTTTAACTTGAATTGTCCTCTTACGCTCTTTGATTAACATATCAGCATCATCAAATTGTTTTTTATTTCGCTCGTAATCAAATAATTTTTTAGTAATAACAAAAACGCTATATGATGTGCTTGGGTTTTCAACATTCAATACTGCTCCCAATACTTCATTAAGTGGAGTATTACGAATTGGCTTTCTTTTATCAGTAAGGTTTAATAATCTTCGCAATCTCATATAAGACCCAGCATAAGATTTTGCAGTTGATTCGCCAAGACCATTTATGATTATTTGCTTTTCTTTTTCCATAGTTATATATAAAACGAAATATTATTTATATTCTTTTAATATATAAAAGAATAAATAGTGTGTATAATATAATGGCGAGTTTTACATTAAGAGGAGGAAAACGAGAGATTGAGTTTAAAAAAAATGACGATTGGAGCACACCAAAATCGGCATTTGAAGACATCGCACATTTAATACCAAAAGACAAAATCATTTGGGAAAGTTTCTATTCAAATGGAAAAAGTGGAGAATATTTAACAGAGTTAGGTTTTAATATAGAACATCACAAAATAGATTTTTTTGAAGACCCCCCCTTTGACTACGATATGATTGTCACCAATCCACCTTATAGTATAAAACCTAAAATCTTTAAAAGATTGGCTGAAATAGACAAACCATTTATGATGCTTGTTCCAGTATCCACGATGACGAAAAAGTTTTTGAAAAAATATTTCAAAGACAAGATACAAATTATAATACCACCAAGTCGTATCCATTTTTTAAAGAACGGAGAAAAAGGGTCAGGGTCGTGGTTTGATACAATCTGGATTACGTTTAAAATTAATTTAGAGAACGATATTACATATCTTTAACTTTGTCTAAATGTTTTTTACTTTTTTTATGAGTTGAAATATGTTTATGAGTATAAGAACCACCACAAATATTACAAATATATTTTTTATTTGATTTGTCTTTTTTTTCTTGCGACAAGTTTGAATATCTATTAGAATTATATTTATATTTTCTTTCTATATCTAACCCATAACAAGATTTCATATTTAAATCGGCATTTATCTCACACCTTATACGCTCTTCTTCTATTGTTAATTGAGTTTTATTTTCACACGAAAACTCCTTATAAGG